CGACGACAAGGAGCAACCATGAGCAAAAAAGCGCGACCGCGCATTTACAACCGGGCGGGTCAGCAGGTGCAGGTGCAGGACAAAACCTGGTACGCCGTGCATGCCAGCGGGGAGGCGGTCGAACGAGTGATCGAAGTCTTCGTCTATGGCGAGATTGGCGCTTGGGGCATTACTGCCAATCAATTCGTGCAGGATCTGCGTGCCATGGATGATGGTGTCTCACCAGTGATCGCCGCCTTCAACAGCATCGGCGGCGACCTGTTCGACGGCTTGGCCATGCACAACGCGCTGTCGCGTTTAGGCGAACGCTGCACCGGGCGCATTGATGCGCTGGCGGCGAGTGCGGCCAGCGTCGCGGTCTGCGGCGCACACAAGGTCGTCATCGCGGCCAATGCCATGTTGATGATCCACAATCCATGGACCTATGCGGCCGGGGATGCCGAAGACTTCCGCCAGGTAGCGGACGTTCTCGACCAGACCATGGAAGCGATTATCGCGGCCTACAAGGCGAAGGCGCCGGACATTGATGAGGTCGAGTTGCGGCGGTTGGTTGCCGCTGAAACCTGGCTCACCGCTAATGAAGCGGTGGCCCTGGGTTTGGCCGATGAAGTCGGCGACGGGCTGAAGGTCAAAGCCTGCCTCGGCCAAGGTGGCGTGCTGCAGCGTTTCCAACATGCACCGGCCGAACTACTGGCTCAGCTTGACGAACTACCAGAGCCGGATCCGGAGCTGGAGCATGTCGACCCGCCCCAGACGCCGCCCGTAGTCGACTCGACCAAGCTGGCTCTTATGATCACCCAGCGTTGCGCAGAGGCGGGGATCAGCAACCTGGTCGCGCCGTTGCTCAGCTCGACCAAGCTGGAAAGCGAAGAGATCGTCCAGGCTGGTCTGATACGGGCCAAGGCGGTGAACGACCTGTGCGTGGCCGCGCGCTTGCCGGAGTTTAGTGCCGAGTATGTTGCGGCTGGATTGGACGCAACGGCAGTTCGCGCGCGCCTGTTCGACAAGATTGTCAGCAGCGGCAAAGGCTTCGAAATCGACAACAGCCTGCCGCTGGATAACGACCCGGCGCCCAAGGTGCTGGCCAAACAACCTGATCCCACCTCAATCTGGGCCGCTCGCCAAGCCGCTCACTCTGGCACTGCGCACGGCGCGAAAGGAGCAAGACCATGACCATTAAAAAAGAACCGATCCACGCCGGTGAGTTCCTGCTGTCTGAAGGCGCGGGAAACATCTCGCGTGAGTCCATCAATGTCGCAGCCGGCCCAGCGCTGTACCCGGGCCAGATCCTTGGCCTGGTAACGGCTACCAGCGAATTCGCGCCGTATGCTCCGGCTGCCGAAGATGGCAGCCAGACGGCGGTAGCGATTCTCTTCGGTCCGCTGGGTGAGTCCGATGTGGTGCGACGTGGCCGCGCCGTCGTGCGGCTGGCTGAAGTCAGCGAAGCGCACCTGACTGGGCTCGACGCCGATGCCGAAAAAGACTTGGCGGCCCATTTCCTGGTCGTTCGATAACCCGATCAGCCAATTTATGCGCCCCGCCATGAGCGGGGTTTTTCATTTCTGGAGAGTACCCATGGCCGATATCGCCATTTTTGACGACGAAGCGTTCACCGTTACCGCGCTCACCGCTGCACTCAATGAACAACCGTACCTACCGGGCCGCATCAGTGCGCTGGGCCTGTTTCGCGAGGAAGGGGTTACCACCCTGACCGTGCAGATTGAAAAGGACGGCGACACCCTGGCATTGGTGCCAGCCGGTGAGCGGGGTGGCTCTGGCCTGGTGGTCGCGGCCAGTAAGCGCAACCTGATTCCATTCAACACCGTCCACTTGCCAGAGCGTTTCACCATCAAGGCGGACGAGATCCAAGGCATTCGTGCCTTCGGTACTCGCACCGAGTTGCAGGCGGTGCAGGACGTGGTCAATACCCGGCTGGCTAAAGCGCGTCGACAGCTGGACGCGACCCATGAGTTCCAGCGCATGGGCGCACTCAACGGCCTGATCCTCGATGCCGATGGCTCGACGGTGCTGTTGGACCTTTACGATCGTTTCGGCGTGCAGCGTCAGAAGTTGCCCATGGGTCTGGCCGATCAAAGCACCGAGCTACGGGTTAAATGCGGCGAAGCGCTGGACATGCAGGAAGACGCGCTCGGCAGTGTGACCAGTACCGGCTCCCGCGCCTTCTGCGGCAAGAACTTCTGGAACAAACTGATCGTTCACAAGGCGATCAAGGAAACCTACCTCAACAGCCAGCAAGCGGCGGCGTTGCGCGGTGATGCCCGTGAAAGCTTCGAGTTCGGCGGCATTGTCTGGGAACGCTACCGTGGCAAGGTGGCAGGCGTCTCGTTCGTCCACGACGACAAGGCGTTGCTGGTCCCGGAAGGTGTTCCCGATCTGTACATCTCGGTGTTCGCCCCGGCCGATTACATGGAGACGGTTAACACCCAGGGCATTCCGTACTACAGCATGATCGAGCCACTGCCGTTCAACAAAGGCATGGCCGGGGAAGCTCAGTCCAACCCGCTGCACCTGTGCACCCGACCTCGTGCACAGATCCTTCTGGAACTCTGACCATGGGCTTTCGCGATCTTATCGCCGAGGTCGACGCCGTGGTGTTCGAAACGCTGGGCGACACCGCTCGGATCGAGGGTCGCGACGAGCCCGTTCTCGGCATGTTCGCTGCACCCTGGCTCCAGCCAAAGATCGGCAAACTCAATACGGGGCTTCGTGAGCCTCGGTTTGAGATTCGTGTCAACGACTCGCACGGTCTGGAGCAAGGGATGTTGGTCACCATCGAACTGCCAGAGCTGGACGGCGGCGGCGACTACGATCTGCTGCAGCTGGAGCCGAGCGGTGACGGTCTGGTCGCCTTAATCCTGAGGATGCGCGCATGAGTGTCGGTAGCTATTTCAAGCCATCGGCTGGTGGCGGGATGCTCTCTATCCAGTCCTCGGCGGCGGATCTGAAAGCCTTCGAAGAGTTTGCCAAGGTGGTGCCCAAAGCAGCCGCCGCGGCTCAACGTCGAGCGATCAATAAAACGTTGGGTTGGCTGCGCACCCACATTGCGCGGGCAGTCAGCCGGCAAGAACGCATTGCCGTTGCGGCGGTTCGTCAGCGCCTGCGCAGCTACCCGGTCTCCGGCGGGGCCACCAGCGGCAAGTTGTGGTTTGGTCTCAACGCGATTGAGTCCAGCCGGATCGGCCGAGCACGACAGTCTGGCAGCGGTGTGTCGGTTGCTGGGCGGCGATACCAGGGCGCCTTTCTGAAAAAGGTTTACGGCAACAAGCCCGACATCTGGATTCGTACCGCGAGCAAGCACTTCAACGCGAACGACTATCCCGACAGCACGGTGTCGTCGGGTGGCGGCGCCAGTTCGGGATGGGTCGCAGAAAACGGCGATCGCTTCCCGCTGGCCAAAGCCAAGGTGTCTCTGGAGCAGGCGCGCCCGCACTTCGACACGTGGGTCAAACGCACTGATGCGCGTTTGCTGGAAATCCTGCAGCAGGAGTTCAACTTTGAGCTGCAGAAGTATCTGAAGGGAGCGGCAAATGTCTGACGAGCCTTTTAGTCTTGATCAGCTTTACCAGGCGATTGAACAGCACCTGCTGAGCAGCCTATCGGGGATCAAAGCGGTGACGGCCTGGCCGAACATAAAGGATCGGATTGCACTGCCGGTGGTGTTCATTGAAATGGCCGAGTTGGAGCCTGGCAAAGACATCGGCACCGGCGAGACAACCCTGATTTGCAAGTTCGAGGCGCGGATCATTGTTGATCCCATTCGTCCAAAGCACTGCCAGCAGGCCGCGCACCTGGCGGCGCAATTGGCCGTGTTGCTACGCATGCAAACCTGGGGCGTTGCGGTCGAGCCTGCTGAGTTTGTCCAGGCAATGCAGGATTGGACCAAGCCGGAGCTGGATGGCTACGTGGTCTGGCTGGTGGAATGGACGCACCAAATTTACCTGGGTGTTGAGGAATGGCCATGGCCGGATGAGCCGCCAGGTTCGCTGGTGATTGATGTTGCTCCGGGGGATGGCCCCATTCAACCAGAGGATCTGCTGTGAGTTACGCCGGCGCCGAGCATGACCGCATGATCGCGGCCATGCTGATGCCGTGTGCGGTGGTTGGGGTGGATCTGGCGGCGGGCATGGTGCGTGTATCGAATGGCGAGTGGACCAGCGCCTGGGTGCGCTGGCACAGCCTCGCGGCCGGTAAGGCGCGGCACTGGCGGGCGCCGAGCCTGGGCGAGCAGGGGGTGTTGTTTAACCCCAGCGGTCAGGCCGGCATAGGCACCTTTATCGCCGGTCTGTACGGCAACGCTGGCGCCCAGCCGGACAATCGCGATCACGTCGAAGTCTGGCGTTTTGACGATGGCGGTTCGCTGATCTACGACTGGGCGGCCAAGACCTACACCATCACCCTGCCAACCGGCACGGTAACCATCAAGGTCGGTAGCACCGTGGTCGCCGTTACGGATAACGCCGTGTCGGCCAAAGTCGGTGGCACCGAGGCGACGCTGACCGCTGCTTCGGTGACGGTCAAAACGGCCGCGATCAAGTTGGTCGCGGCGGTGGAGATCGACGGCACGTTACACGTAACGAAGAGCATCACCAGTGACGCCTCGATCATCGACGCCACGGGTAACAGCAACCACCACTCGCATTAATCAATCATTCCTTTTTCCGGCCCGCCCAGTGCGGGTTTTTGCATGCCTGGAGAAACCATGGCCAAGCCCCCCGATAAGCCCGCCGCCGATCAGTCGCCGGCGGCGGAACTGCTGCTGAAGTTTCGCGACACGCTTTACACGTCGCGCACGCTGATCATCCCTGAAACCGGGCGCGTTCTGCCGGTGGCCAGGGGCGTCGTCGAAGTGTCGGCGTCCGATGAGCAGGCCCTGAGTTACCTCAAGGCTCACGCCGAATTTGAGCCCCCGAAGGAGTGATTTAGATGATCGGAATGGATCGCCACACCGGCCAACCCATCTCCGGCATCGAGCATCTGCGGCAGTCCATGGGCGACGTTTTGGGCACGCTGCTGGGCAGTCGCCGGCATCGTCCGGAATACGGCAGCAAACTCCGCGCCTATGTCGATCTGCCGGTTAACGCCGGATGGAAAAGCTCGGTTCAGGCGGAGGCAGCTAGGGCCTTGGGGCGCTGGGAGCCGCGCCTGAAGCTGGAGAGCGTGCGCGTGCTGGCGGTGGTGGGCGGAAAAATCGACCTGAGCATTGCCGGTGAATTCCGCGGCGACCGCTTTCTATTGGAGGTGAGCGTATGAGTGCCCTGGATCTGTCGGCGCTGCCGGCGCCGGAGGTCTTGGAGCCCCTAGACTTCGAAGACGTCTATGAGGAAGGCCTGGGCACGTTCCGCAGCCACATGGGCGACAACTGGACGGCGGCGCTGGAAAGCGATCCGGTCACCAAGGTGCTGGAGGTGGGGGCTTACAACAAGGTCGGCAACCGCGCCCGGGTCAACGATGCCGCCAAGGCCTTGCTATTGGCCCATGCGATCGGCAGCGACTTGGATCACCTGGGGGCCAACGTCAATCTGAAGCGCCTGGTGATCCAGGCCGAGGATCTGACGGTGGTGCCGCCGGTGTCGGAGGTCAAGGAAAAGGACGATCCGTTTCGCGAGCGCATCCAGTTGGCCTATGAGGGGTTGACCACGGCCGGGCCGCGTAACAGCTACATCCTGCATGCGCGCAACGCCTCGGCGCTGGTGGCGGACGCCACGGCGGAAAGCCCGTCACCGTGCTGCGTTACGGTAACGGTGCTGAGTTCGGAAGGGGAAGGGGTGGCCGGTCCTGAGCTGTTGGCCGCCGTGGCGACAGAACTGAATGATGAGGACGTGCGGCCACTCACCGACTTTGTGACGGTGCAGAGCGCGCAAATTATCCACTACAGCATCGCCGCCATTTTGCACATGAACGGCGCCGGGCCTGAGGGGGACGCCAGTCTGGCGGAAGCCATTAAGCGTTTGGCGGCGTGGATCAATCCACGCAAGCGGCTGGGCGTCGAGGTCGCGCGCTCGGCGGTCGACGCGCAGTTGCACGTTGCCGGCGTTTCCCGGGTGGAGTTGACGGGATGGGTTGACCTGGCCCCGACCAAGGCACAGGCGGCGTTTTGCACCGGTTATGACGTGGTACTGGCGGGGTCGCCATGAAAAGCCTGCTGCCGAGCAATAGCACGCAACTGGAGCGCGCGCTGGAGGCGGGG